CCGAGCGCCCTCAGGATCTGTGTTCATGACGGGGTCTGGTCGGACGGCACATATCATCCAGGCGACGGCCAGTGGCACTGGGTAACGGTGACATACACCATCAGGGCGGACGCATCGAGAGTCCTTCCATATGCACTCATCGCTTCGGGCGACGGCGTGGCCCGGGTGGGCTATGTGGACGGTATGACCCTCTACGAAAACCTGGGCAAGACTTCTGGGGGTGGAAGTCTTGCCCTCCTATACCATTCTTACGTAGGACTTTCCTCAGGAAAGATGCAGCGTAGATGCTATGGTGGTACTGGAACTTTAAAACTCTTCTCGCTTTCGTCAACTGTCAACATAATTGACAGTTTACAATTTGCTGATTATGGCAACCTCACCATAACAGGGATCACAGAGAACTTTGTAATAACACTTTATAGCTGCAAACTCTTCTTTCCTGACAATTTAAGTTTTGGTACTTTTACTCAACAAACATTTGATGTAACTTTTCATTTCAAGAGAAATGATGCAGGGCTTATTTATACTATCTCATGATAGTGTAAATAAGCGCTATAAAAAAGAATGGAGGAATAAAATGTCTGAAAAAGTATTTGATGTTGAGGCAGTTTTAAACGAGGAAGCCGTAAGAATCAAAATTAAGGACAAGATCTTTGTGGTTAAAGATGTTTCTGAAGAGGTTCAGAACATGCTTACCAGCTTGGAAGACAAAGGCATTAAGGAACAGCGAGAGGTTGTCGCAAAGCTTATAGGCTGTGATGTTGAACTTCTTAAAGAGTACGGTGTTGTAGCTCTTTCAAAGATGATGTCTTGGATTAACGAAAATTTATTCCCAAAAGTTTCTCAGTAGCATCTATTGAGAAACTTAAAGAAGCAGGAACAGTAGCGGCAGTTTTAAACATAGACATTGAGAGGGCGATGAAGTTTCCTAGAACAAAACTTAGGATTCTTTATAATGAAGCTTTAAGACAACGAGCATTGCAAACGGTAACATTATCATTACTGTTTAACGATGCTGGAAAGGAAGAACTCGAAAGCTTGTTAAAAGTTCATGGGCATTACACAGAAGGTTTTTATAAAAGGGAACTTGCAAAAGCTATGAGGATGCTTAAATGAACGAGTTTGAACTTCGCTTTGAAACTAATGCTGAAGCAGTTAATACAAGCCTAAAAGCTATAGCCAATACGCTAGAAGAGATCAACAATAGCATTAATAAAATGTCTATGGGAGCTATGGCTGATACTAATAATAAGATCGCGGCTTCTCAGCAAAAAGTTTCAAATGGCCTTGGTGATTTCACTGAAAAAACAAGACAAGGAGTAAAAGCAGCTAGAGACTACTCCAGTGTCTTAGATGCTTGGTGGCAACGTTTTGGTGCAGTCGCTATTGGATTTACTGTTGCTTATCGAGCAATGAATGCTTTCGAGAGCCTTCTTTCTCATACCTCTGAGACTATTGTTCAAGCAATCAAAGACTCCGGTGAACTTGTTTCTCTTCAGTCCAAACTTGCTATGTTCACCGTCATGGCCTCTCAAGGGCAGATACAATTTCAGCGGGCTTTTAAAGCTTCTGCCGGAACTGTTGATGCCCTTGCTGAGGCTAGCATTACCGCAGTTTCTTCCATTCAAGAACTTAGCACAGCCCTAGACGAAGTTTATCAGCATGGTGTTGTTCTTGGTGGTGACATGATGGAGAAGTTTGCTTCTTTCGTTGACTTCACCATCCTTATCGCAAGAACTACAGGCTCCACCGCAACTCAGATTCGTTCAGAAATAACTGGCTTAATGACTGGCTTTGAAAGAGCAAACAATGTTCTTTTGCGATCTTTGCTTAATTTCAGAATTATCTCGGATGAAGAAATTGATGCTTTAAAGAAAATGACCAATAGCACCGAAGTTTTTGAAAAGATTCTTGATAAGGTACATGAACACTATAAAAACATTCGCTACCTTATCATGACTACTGATGTTAGCGCAGCTATGGCTGTTTGGGAGAAAAGCATTCGTAGGGTGCTTACTGTTAGTGTTCAGCAGGCAAGCAGGCAAGCAGGTGTAGGTAATATTTTTGCGAGTGTGTTTGCTCAACATGCTATGGACTGGAACAAGGGCTTTAAGGATCTTGCGAATAATAAAGACTTCATGAGAATGACGGTTCTTATGGAAACTCTTGCAAAGGCTTTAGACCTAGTTCTTACAGCTTTTGAAAAGATTATAAAAAGTGTTGCTGCTTTAGCAACTGTTTACGATAACTTCAGCGATACCGCAAAAAAGGTTGTTAAGTATTTTCTTATGTATGAAGCCATAGCCTTAACTACTGGAGCAACAAAGCTTCTTGCTGGAGCTTTTGTGTCATTAAATAAAACTCTTTTAGCATTGTTACCTAGGCTTCTTACCTTATCCAAAAGGTTTTTAGCCATATCGCTTCCTATTCTTGCAGCATATTCTGGCTTTGTTTTTATGCAAACAGCATTTAAAGGTATGTCTGACAACATGGATAAAACTAAAAAATCTATAAGAGAGTTTACTGATGCTGAAATTTTAAGTGCAAAAGCTCATGAAGAACTTTCAAAACAATTTATGAATGCAGCAAGTGGCTCAGAAAAACTAAAGACTTTATGGGCAATGCTTAAAGTTAGTGCAAAAAAGATGTCTTTAGAAATTGAATCAATGAGAGCAAAGTCCATTCTTGAGACTTCCAGAAGTGGTCTTCGGGGTGTTGATAAAGAATTTGCTGATACTTACAAAGAAAACTTTTTAGGTAATTTCACTAACATGCTAGAGGGCATTGTAGACATTTTTAACAAAGTCTTTGATCCTAATCGTCTTTTTAAAGAAAGTGGTGCGTTAGACGACAGATTACGTTTTGTTAATACTCTTGCAGAAGCTAAAGAAATGGCTGAAGAGTTGGATAAAGCACAGACAAGCCTTTTTAAAAATCTGCAAACTTACGCTAAAAGTGGTGATGTTGAAAACGTCTTTAGGGTTTATGATTCTGCTGAAAAGGAACTCGTAAAAAACTTAGCCGATGTAAATGACCAACTTGCAGAGATACAACAAGCTTGGTTAATTGCCGCAGATAGTGGAGATTTTATATTAATGGAGACTTTAGGTCTTCATATGGCTGATCTTCAAGAAAAAGCAGAACAACTTAAAGAAAACTTAGATGGGCTTTTTGACAATGTCGCTATCGCTAAGATTAATAGATATAGTGAAGAGTTTGAAGCTAGCATTGAAAAATTGAAGCGTCTTTATGGTGAAGGGACTAAAGAATATAATATTGAGGCTCAAAGATTATTTGAAGACTTTAAAAAGAAAATATCTGATATTTCTCCAGTAACAAAAGAAGGTCAAAAAGCCTTAAACGACTTCAAGAACACGATTAATGATACCGCAAGAAGCACTGGAAACTGGAAACAAGCAACAGCAGCAGCTTTTGATGAAATCACTAGGTATAATACTTTTGAAGCCTTCAAAGATGCTGTTGTAAATGTTTTTACTTCTATCGAGGATGCTATCGTTAAGATGGCTGAAACAGGAAAAATTAGCTTCCGTGATATGGCTGTTTCTATCCTTAGCGACTTCAACAGAATCCTTATAAGAATGAGCATAACAAAGCCTATTGCAGAAGCTTTTATGGCAACTTCCTGGTTTCCTAAACTTAGTTTTGCAGATGGTGGAATCCTCCAGGAGCCTGTCTACGGAATAGGACTTTACTCTGGAAAAGCTTATGAGCTTGGTGAAAAGGGACCTGAAAAAGTTTCTCCTCTAGGCCAAGATTCTGGCAAAGTCGAGGTACATATTCATAATGCTCCTCCAGGAACTCAGGTAAAACGCTCTCCAAACAGTAACGGAGGCGAAAGAATTGACGTATTTATTGAAAACATAATAGCTCAGTCTTTAGCGACAGGAAAGGGTAAGGCTGTCCTTGGTAATGTTTATGGCCTTACACCTGCTATGATAGGGAGGTAACATGCCTGACTGGCCATCTACGCTTCCAGATGAACCAATTGAAAGTGGTTATGAGGAAACTTTTGCTGATAATCTTCTTCGTACAGAGATGGATAAAGGTCCACCTAAAGTACGTAGACGAACTCAAGCTAATGTCAGCAAAGCTACTTTTCCTTTTATTTTTACCAAAGCTGAACTCGACTACTTTACTACTTTCTACAAAGTAGATCTTGCGGAAGGAGCACTTCCTGTAGACTGGACTCATCCTATTCACGGAACTCCTATTCAGTTTAACATTGTCCCTCCTGTTAAAGTTACTCCCATAGGAGGCGGATTCTTTAGTGTTAACTTAACAGTGGAGATTTTACCATGAGAACAGGTTCAGTTACCTTTCGAGAAGCTATTTTCTCACAGCAAACAGAAGAAGTTTTTATTCTTCTTATAGAGATTTCACACCCAACACTTCCAGATGATATTCGTGTTTGCTCTGGTGGAAGAGATATAACCAGTGGAGGAAATCTTTATGTTTACTATCCTTTTGATATAACCCTGCCTGATGATGTAGCAGAATCTGTCTCAAAAGCAAAAATAACAATAGGTAACGTGAGTCGTGATCTTACTGATGCGATTCGTAGAATGACTTCCAGTCCAGTAATAAATGTTAAACTGGTTCTTGCCAGTAATCCTGATGTAATTGAGATAGCGTTTGAGGGTTTTAAACTTGTAACAGTTGATTACAATGCTCTTACAATAACTGGTGATATTTCCATTGAAGATTTTCTGACAGAACCGGTACAAGGAGATTCTTTTGTGCCTTCACAGTTCCCAGGTCTTTTCTAAATACGTAGGCTTAAAATATGCAGACAAGGGCCGAACAGAAAAAGGTTTTGATTGTTGGGGCCTTGCTAGGCATATATACAAAGAAGAGTTAGGAATAATCCTTCCTTCTTTTACCGATTCTTATTCTACCTCAGAAACCCGTGAAGAAATAGCCGCTATTATTGAGTTTCAAAAAATGAAGTGGGAAGCTATTCCTTCAGGAAAAGAGCAGCCATTTGATATAATTTTGCTTCGCATTTTGGGTTTTCCCATGCATATTGGTGTTGTCATTGAAAAGAGAAAAATGATACATGTCTTTAAGGGATCTAACACAACTATTGAAAATTACACAAGTGCTCAATGGCGTCACAGAGTACTAGGTTTCTATCGTTATAAAGAGGGTATAAGATGATAAAAAATCTTCCTATGGTCATAGATAAAGGTATAAATGTTGAAGCAAAGCGTCATCCTTTCGAGAAAGTTCCCATATTCGGCTACGGCCTAGCTGGAAAAAATCTTATTGATACTATAGATTCCACAGGAATAACCTTTTACCCTGGCACAGACGCTATCATTCTTGTAAATGATGTTCCTATTCCTAGGGAGGACTGGGAAACTTTCTATCCTGCCCCTGGAGATCAAATAAAAGTTCTAGCTGTTCCAACAGGACGCGGTGGAGGAAAAGACGTTCTTCGAGTTGTCCTTACAATGGCTGTTATTGCCATTTCCTGGGGAGCAGGCGCATTTCCAGGTATTGGCTATCTTACTGCACAACCTTTAGGTTCGCTTTTAGGCTCAGCTGCTTTTGTTCAGTATGGTTCTATGGCTTTCTCCGCCGCTTATATGTATGGTGGAATGATGCTTGTAAATGCAATCTGCCCCCCGCCAAAGCCAGAGCGAGACAATAGCATTGCTTCAGAATCAAGCCACAGCTTTGGTCTTGAGGCTGCAAAAAACACAGTTAACCATTGGCAACCAGTACCTCTTCTTTTAGGACGCCATAAAATCTTTCCTCCTTATGGAGCACAACCATATACAGAAATAGTTGGTAATGACCAATACCTACGACTGCTTTTTTGTCTTGGCTATGGGCCAATACATATGGAAGATCCAAAAATAGGTGATACTGACATAAACAGTTATAATGTCGTTGAAGGAGATAATCAAGAAACTAGAGTTGATTTTGAGTTTTATCCCGAGTTTAATCCTGAAACTGACAACTTTAAGTGGTTTACCAATGATATTGAGGAAGAAACTTTAAGCATCTTACTTGAACATTCTACAGGCCCTCATATACGAACTACGGGAGTTGATGCAGATGCTTTAAGTTTAGATCTTTCAGCTTTAAATGGTTTAGTACAGATTCATGATGATGGATCTAAATCAGGGATTGCTGTCGAGCTTGAGATTAAATATAGAAAAGTAGGAACTAGTACCTGGTCTAGAGGTAATGCGACACAGGATATACCAGAAGCTAATATATATGTTAGATCACCTGGACCATCACTTGTTCATTTTGATACTTTCGGTAGTGGTTTAACAATTGATATCGGCTATTCATATACAAGAATAGGCATAAACAAAACTTCTGGTGAGATTGTTACCACATCATCTAATCCAGAAGGCGTCTATTTTGGTTGTAAGACACCAGGCAGAGCCCAAAATAGATGCCCTAACTTACCAGAATGGGTAGCTCCTATTTGTGGTATTTCCTTAGCTTCTACAGAT